TTATACGAATATATATAGTCCTTGGGTTGAACTTATCAATGGTCCCAACGACAACGTTTATATTTTTATATTGTGCTAAATTAAATTCTGTTCCTCTATTATATCTCATAGGTCAAATATACTAAAAAATTCAAAAAAGTCAAGCCAGTAAACTACCTTAAAACCAGGTGTTTAATTTTTTAAATATTTGAAAAACTGATAATTACGTCAAATCTATCTCTGACATCACTCTTTTTACATCACTTGAGATAGATAATAAATCATGATTATCTCCATAACCCAATGTGGAATAAACCAAACACCCTTCATTTGTAGAGGATAGGTAATGTGTTTCATTTGGTTTAAACATATATCTTTCACCAATACAATATTTTTTGCCAGTGAACTTGTCAATTAATTCTCCTTTAACAACTAAACCGTGTTCATATTCATTCTCATGTTTATGTGGCATAATATATGAATTTGGATTATATAAGATTAAGAGAGATTTGTAATTGTCAATAACGTTAAGGGCCATGATTTTAACACCCTTTGAAATACTTTTTGGTAACGTTTCCCATTTTTCTTTAACGAACATTATTTCGTTAGGTGTAACATCAGGAAAAGAGATAACGAATCCATCAAAAGTTCTTTTGATGTTTGACAATCCGCTTTTAGCTTTGTCGTAATTTTCGTTTTTCTTCCGTAAAAAATTAAATATATTTTTCATTTTTGACTAACGATTTCTTTTATATTCCGAAGTAGTTCTAGAATTTGCTCAGTAACCTTCGCATATTTTTCTTCACTTTTTTCGTTTTTAGCTTCAATTTTATCACTCTTTTCTTCCCAAAGGGTAGTTAACTTGATAACATCTTTAGCTAATTCATCTTTATCGCTTTCGCACTTATTTAATTTTTTAGCCAGCCAATATATAATAACACCCATAATAACTACTATGGGTGCCTGTTGTACCAACCAATTAACTAAGTCTGGTGAGACTTGTATAAATAAAAGCATAATTTTAATTTAATGTCGTTTTTAAATAATCCATTTCACTCATATCGGTTGCGAAATTATCACTTTCGAATTTATATCTTAATAGTTTATCTTTAACTTGTAATAAAGTATTTTTTTGTTCTATTGTGCATTCCTTTAATTGAGAATCAACCAAATCAACACATTCTCTTATTGTGTTAGCATGTAATTCCCTTTTTTCATCATCGGCACCATTAATAGTTAATTTAATAACTTTATTTTGTAATTCAGTTAAGTTAGAGTATTTGTCACTGAATTTCTTTTTTACCATAGGAATCAACATTTTGTTTGTGTAAGGTTCCACTGGATTGGCAATAGTTTTAATTGGGGCTGAATGTTCTTTTAAGAATAATTTAGAGTCAATTACAGTTCTTACGTTTTTAGCATTTCTTTCTAAAAATGCAACATTGTTAATGTGTTCATGAAGTGTTTTGTGTTCATAGTCATCAGTGTACACATCAAAACCCTTTTTCTTTAAATATTTAACCAATTTTTGGTTAATCTCATTAATTCTATCTTTTCCTAAATTTTGTAGCACGGAAATACATTCATCAACAAACATAACATTACGTTCTGATTGAGAAGCTTCATTAACTTTCGTTTCTAATTTGCTGTAGATATTATATTGAGTTCTTAATACAGAATTTTCTTTAAGTGCTTTAACATAAGACTTAAATATTCTTTTCCCTTTGTCGTCCTTTGTGACGATACTATCAACCAATATATTCTTAAAGGTTTCGTTTATTTTTCCGAAGTTTTGCATCACTACTTTTTATAATAAATATATTATAAATCCATTAAATACTATTATTCACCCAATTTAGAGTCTATTTCATTAATCATAGAATTTAAATCAGAATTGTATTTAACCGATTTGTCGTATATTTTAGTGATGTTGTCGTTTATTTTATCTTCATCACTTTGATTTTCATTCAATAAATCAAAGTATTTATCGGTTGAAATTGAACTAGGTTTTTTCTTTAATTCTTCACTTATTAATCTAGAGTTTTTAGTAGCTCCTTCATCAGTGATATCTTCACCAAATGTATCACCACCAGCTCCTTCAGTAGCTCCCACATCTTCAGTAGCTCCCACATCTTCAGTATCGATTTCTTCATCACCCAAATCTAATTCACCAGCATCAAAGCCGCCACCGAAGCCACCAGCACCACCGCCACCGCCACCAGCAGATTCACCACCACCAGCACCTTCTTCACCTTCAATTTGACCACCCTTTTTAGCCATATCCATATCACCATAAACCCTATCAACTCTATCAAATACTCCAGTGTTCTTAATAACATTTGCTGTATTTTCTAATTCAGCTGAAGCTGCTTTCTCGATTCTTTGTTCAAGTAAATCTTGTTTGATTTCATCATCACTCCAGCCCAATATTTCTCTTTTGGCCCTAGTCATTGACATAGCACCAAATCCATTACCAGCATCACTTACAGCATCTTTATATAATGTAACTTTAGCCGCAGTATGCTCAATCTTAAGCATTTCAGCTTGTGTAGATGGGTTATTAAGAGTAAGAGTAAAATTATCAATGTCATCATGGAATCCTAATAAGTATAAATGAATAATAGCTATCTTATTAAGTTCATGAAGCATTGCTTGTTGAATTCTATTAATAGTTCTTGAGAAACGAATATCTTGTAACGCAAGATTCTTACCTTCACCTTGGGGTTCTTCAAAATTTAAGAATGATTTAGGTACCCTTAAAGCTGTAAATAACTTCCTTTGCAAATATTCAATATCAGCAATTTGGTCCAAGTTTTGTGCACCTGGTAATGTATCGATAGGTGTAGCCGCATCTTCAGTTCTAGTTGGGACAAAAATATCTTGGTCAATACCTAATTGGTTATACCTTAAATCCATTTGACCTGTTTGTGGGTCAATAAGTGGTGCCCTTTTAAATCTATTGGCTATTTCATCAACATATGCACCTACATCTTCATTATCGATATTACCAACAAATATTTTATATACACGTCTTTCTGGTGCTCTAGTTACACGATATACAAGCATTGCATCTTCAGCTAAAATTAATTGCTTCCAAATACGTCTAGCTTTTTCTAAAAATGAGGTACCATAAGGTAATTTTCTATCATCCCCTAATAATCTAAAGTGAGCAATTTGCCACGATTTAAATGTAATATCTCTACCTTTCCAAAAGAATCTAGTTTTATTACTCTTTTCATCAGCATTTACACCTTCTAATTGAGATTGAGATATAATTCCTTGAATATCATTCTCTCTACGTTCAATTTCAAAGTTAGGTAATTGTCTACCACCAATAATACCAGCTTTTTGGTCAATATTTAAATGAACAAAATCATCACCATATTTACATAAATTTCTGGTCCACATAGGTAATGATGTGTGAATATCTAATCTATTGATAAATAAATCTTCTAATATCCTTTTTACCCTTTTACTACTTGAGTAAACATTTAAAATATCACCTTTATCGTTAGGTGTACATGATTCTTCCATGAATATATCCAACGATGCAGATATTTCAGGATAGAATTCCATTGTTTCAAAATCGGAATAAGAACCGATTCTGGTTGTTTCGTAATGAATAGCCTGTTGATATAGTTCACCATCAACCTTATTCCATAAGTTGGATAAATATTTATTTTGTTGTGCTTGTAATTTGGCCGCATCAAACTCTGGTTTAGATTGGGTTTTTAGTAATTCACCACTACCCAATGAATATTTGTTAGTTTTTTTACTATATGGGTTTAACCCATCTTTACCAAATACGTTACCAAGTTTTTGAAATATCGTTAATTGTGTCTTTGCCATTATACTTTATATTTGTTTTTAAAATACTTTTTGAAATTATATCTATCCGTTTCAGTATTTAATTGTTTTTTAAATCGTTTGATTTCTAATTTCTTAAGAAATTTCATCGCATCTTTATATTTTAATATTGGTTCATCATGTTCATATTTCCAATCATTATTACCGACTTTAGATAATACCCAATAAATAATACCACCAGCATTCGGTGCAATTTCTCTAATTGTATATTCTATCGGAAAATCAACAGTATATACATAATCCATAATTAGCCCCATATTATATAATCTTTTATTTAAAATACTAAAAATTTTAATTTAATCAATAGTAATTCATTAATTATCTAGTTCCACTAAATAACCACATGTATTTACCTGTTGGGTCTTGCATGTTTTTTGCCATTTGTGGCGTAAATTTAGGTTTTTTAGAAGTTACCTTTTTATACCTATCTTTTCTGGCTACAAATCCTTCATTTCCATATCCATCATTAGGAGTTCTATCACCAGCGTTATTCATTAACCAACCACTTAACATGGCTTTGGTTTTTTCTTTAGCTATAGCTAATTTTTTAAATGATGTTTCAGCTACCCATAATGCATAAGCTAATGCCATAAGTAAATCATCATGAAAACCATCCATATGGTCGGCCCTACCATTTCTGAACACAAACGTATTCATTTCTGATATCATTCTACGTGAACGTATTTTAATACCCGTAGTTCTAATCATCATCTCTAAACGAGCAACAACTGGAGTTCTAAGACCAGCTGAACAGTTAAAACCTGGATATTTACCTTCATCACTAAAGAATTTTATTTTCGCAGATTTCCTATCAAGAGGTTTGGTTGTAGTTTCACCATAGTATAAATTAGGTGTTTCCAATTCCATTAATTTATTAATAGTTCCAACACCAATACCACCAGTAATATCAACTACTACCAATGCAGTATATAATTTGGCCCATTTATCAACCACATAACCTAATAAATCAGATTGTAATTTAGCTCTAAATTCAGCTACTTGTGTCATTGTAGTAAAATCTAAAATAATAAATGTTGAATAATCTTCCCCATCACCTCTAGAAACATCAGCAGATATTATATATTGATGACCAGCTATTGGTTTTTCCCATATCCATATTTCATTTCCATATTCATCATAGTCAATCCATAACGGGTCTTTAACAAACATGTTCTCTTGCCTTTTAATATCTTTTTTGTCAATAACATTACCACCAGAACCAATAAATGATACATCTAATTCTTGGGCAATCATTCGTTTATTATGATTTAAATTACGGCACATACTGTTATACCAACTTGAGTTAGGTTTATACCCTTTAGCTACCATGTTTTCATAATGTCCATATACTGATTCAATCGATTCTAAAGAATCACCAAAATTGATATATCTGGTTTCTTTAATTATATCATCTTCATCATCTTCATGAATCCAAATAAGGTCTCTTTCTTTAGAAATATGATTTGTAGTATATCTTGGGTCTTGATACCATTTCATTTCTACAACATAATAATCATTATCACCACTTTTAGATTGTTCATAGGTTGTATAATATAATTCATCATAACCATTAGGCGTTGATACAAGAGATACTCTACCACCTGTACCTAAAGCCACTAACGCAGTTGAATAAGTAATTGCGGCATCAGGCATAAATGCGGCTTCATCCATAATAAGCCATGTTGGTGTGAAACCCCTTAATGCGTTTTTAGATGTTGCAACAGCTTTAACTCTACTTCCGTTTGGTAATTTTATTTCTTTTTTGGAATCAATCAGAAATATCTTTTTTTCTTCTTTTTCAGGGGTTCCGTAGTAATCAGGCCCCCACACCCATCTTGGAAATTGGGTCATAAAGTCTTTAATCTTATCCAAGAATTCAAATGCCATATCTTGTTTGTTAGCAAGAATAAGAATCGCTTCTGGGTTGTTAGGGTCCCCAAATGCTGCAATTACAGCCGCATATGCAGCGGTTGTTGTAGATACACCAGCTTGTCTAGGCTTAGTAACCATAGTAAATCTATAATCACGATAAGCTTCAATGATTTCTATTTGTTTTGGGAATAACTTAAACGGTACAAACCCTTCTTGCGTCTTATCGAATGTCTTTAAATATTCGGTAATCGCATAACAAGGGTCCATCAAACATTGCGTATATTCCTCTAAGATTTCTTGTGATGTAAGCATCGGGTTTTCTATATAAATATATCAAAACTGCTTATAAATGCCTAAAAACAAAAATGGGCACTTAAAAGCACCCATTAAATAATTAATATATTATGTTATGTTATTACATAAACCAATCTTCGTCATTTAAATTATCCAAATCTTCTGGCCCAAAATAATCATCATCACTTATTTTATCCATTACACCATCAAATTCATCATCTTTCATTTCATCTTTTACTTTCTCAATTAGTTCTTCTATTTTAGCTTTACCTAATCTTGTACCCATAAGGATTTCTTTTAATACACTATTAAATTCATCTACAGGAAGTGATACCAACTCAACATATACATGATGCTTCAAATTGAAATCTTCTGATGGAATGCCTTCACAAAATTTTTCCCATATAGGTGGCCCTAATCTCATATCCCAACTTTCAGCGGCCATAAAATCAGCTTTATCTATAACAAATTTAGCTACTTTAGGGTCTTTAGGTAATCCATGATATGAAAGTATTTCCATAATACCTTTAACTACTTCATGAATCAATACTGGTAATGTAACAGCCTCAACTATTATTTTAGGAATATCACCTTCTGTTTTAGGAAACTCAACATTTACAATACCACCAATCATTCTTGGTTTTTCATCATCATGAACCATGTACATATAATCAGCACCAGTCATTAATTTAGAATATAAATTTGGTAACATTGGTTCTATGTCTTCTAACTGTTCATCAATTACATGAAACATATGGTTAGTTTTCTTTGCTGAACCTTGTATAAGTGCGTTAATCATTCTACGCTTATAAACTTCTTTATTAGCTTGTACGAATTCATCGTGATTATCAAACTCAATATCCGTAGTTGGATTTATTTTTATCTTATCTATATTTTTAGCAATACTCAATTGATTTACCAAACTAGCGGTAATTTCAACTTCATCTTCCATTACATCAAATTCTTCCCTAATCATCCCAATCGCTAAATCTATAAGTTCATCTTCATGTTTATGTTCCAATTCAATAATTTTAAGCATTATTTGACGCTGTTTACCTAAGAATTCACCTACATCTACACTCTCTACACCATGATGTCTCTTAAACGCCTTTAAAACGTCTTTAAAACGCTTAGACATTAATTTTTCTTCAAAGTTACTTTCATCTTCATCAGGAAATGCTGGATGATTACCTAGTGAATGTGATTTTTCTCTAAGTTGTCTGGCTAAGTTAGGTGCCAATCTTTCGTCATGCCCTTCATCATAAACCATACGGCTTTCAACCAAAGTACCCTTTCTACGTTTACTAGGTTTTTTTAATGATTTTATAGCAAGTAATGTATATTTATTTGACATTTTTTTTAGTTTTAATGTAGTTTATCAAATCAGATTTTTTAATTCTTGGATTGACGTTTTCATTAACTTTAATAGTTGGTGAACCAGATTCTTTAAGGTCTTCCATTAATTTATCAAAATCTTCACTTTTAATTCCGTACTCAATACTTCTATCATCAGCACTAGAATATAATGAATCGATTTCTGAAGTATCTTCATCATCTTCAGTTAAAACAACATTACTCAAACCTTTGCTTTTTAATAAATTCATCATTTGTTTAATAATTGATTTTATTGTAGATTTTTCCTCATCACTTTTATTGATATATTGAATACCTAATGCGTTGATTATGTGGTTAATGCTAATCTTTAAGGTTTCATTAATCTCATTTTCATTAGTTATTGATACTCTATCATCATCTTGTAGATTAGGTTCTAATTCTGGCATTACTTCTGGCATTTCGTCTTTTGTAACGCTGTATTCAGTTTCTTTTAATTTTTTGTTAGACATTTTTTAATTCTTTTTTAAACTTTATTCTAATATCCCTTTCATATAACTTGTCAGTCACTTCTTTAAGGGGCATACCATAAGGAAATACTAACCTTTTATCGGGGTATTCTTCCAACCCATCAATGTTTTCCCATGCTAGAGATATAACCCCATCAATAGCGTCCCACACTGAAAATTGTTCATTATCTTGAATAACAATTAAATTATTATCCATTTTGACTTTACCAACTTGCTTCACCAAATCTTCATTAGGTGGCTTTGGGTTACCAGATGCGGGATATGAATCCCATCCTTCACCGTCTATATTATCAAGTGTATCACTAAATATAAATTCGTAGAAGAATTGTTCTTCATAATCAAATCCAATCTCATGTACATATATTAAATATAAATTATTCATGTTAGACTTCAAATATTTCTGGCTTATCACCAGCTTCAAATACTATAGTATCATAATTTTGCATATGACCAAATTTTGATACAAGAGTGTAATATTGTTTTCCATCTTCCAAAATATCAGTTTCATAAACATAAACATCTGGTTCATCTGGATTTTCATAACCACCACTATCTACCATTTCACCATTATTTACAAAGTTAGTTACAAACCTATGTTCATTTCTATCAAATTTGATTGTAATCGAATTTCCATCTTCTGAAAACCCAGAATCTTTAATATAATTTATATCATTATTAGCCTCAGCCTTTGGTTTTGGGTCAGGAAGTTGTTCAGGGATAATTCTATATGGTTTATTCCTTCTTGGTTGTTTTTCTGGTTTAACCTGTGGTTTAACCTGTGGCTTAACTAGAGGTTCTACAGTTCCAAATGTTTCTTTAACCATTTTTCGTATATTTTCTTTATCTACAATCTTACTACTTTTTTTTGAATTTTCCAAGTTTAAATACTTATTTTCTTCCATCCCTTCATCTTCAACATCTAAAAATTCATTTTGAAATACCGTTTTACCATTACCATTAGGATTATGTTCAGTTATTTCTTTAACATCAGCTAAAGTTACATTTATCATTTCTTTATTCTTTGGTAATTGAACAACTATATCGTCACCATCAATTTTTTTAACAATACCTCTTTGTTTCCTATTAGCAATATAAACTGTTTTGTTTAATAAGTCGTCATTGCTTTTTTTTTCTAAAACGCTCTCTTCCATGTCTATATTACTTAAGTCCATAGTTCCGTCATTAGCTCCCTCACCAGCTCCCTCACAAGCTCCATCACCCAAATCCATATCCGCTTCTTCTGGCTCGTCATTTTTCTTACCAGTTCCGTCAGTTGTTGATGATTTTACTTTTTGAATTATATCAGATTGGTCTTGTTGGTCCATTTCACCAGAATTGGTTGCTGACAATACAGAGTTGATTGCGAATTTTTCCAAATCATAATCTGGTACACCTAAACTATCGGTGTACTTTCTTAAGCTTTGCCCTAATTTACCTGATAATTGTTGAATGTATGTTTCTGGATTGTTTTCTTCATCAGCCTCAACACCAGCATCGAAAGGTTCTTCATCAAATGGTTTATCACTTGCGGCTGGCTGTCCACCGAAATCTTCACCACCACCACCGTTGAAAGGTTCTTCATCAAAACCTTCATCACCAGAAATAGGAGAACCCATTTCCTGAGCTTGAGGTTCGGGAGATGGGTTATCTAATTTAAGTTTGAATTTTGTTTCAGTTACACTTTTTTTTTTGAACTGTTTTCTCCTTCTCTAATTTTACTAATAGCTGTGGTAATACTAAGTTTTTGGTCTTCAGTTAATGTTTCACCTCTTAATTCACGGATAATATTGTCTATTGCGATTTCACTTTCAGTTAATTCTACTTCGTTTTCTTCAGTTACTTCTTCGTTTTCTTCTACAACTGGTGGAGTATCTACATCTGGATTTCCTTCTTCACCTTCATCACCAATGATTTCTTTTTCATGGCCATCATTTTTTCCCATTTCTTTAACGGTACCTAATGTTTTATCTGGTTGACTTGGTTTTGGATTTTCTGGGTAAGAATCAAATTGTTCTGCTAATAAATTATCGTTTTTTAATACGTTGATAGCTTCAGTTTTACCTAATGCTTCATTAAGACTTAAAAATTTAAGGTTTAATTGTTTAGTAGCTTGAGAATAACTATTATAAACTTTTTCAGTTTTGTTTTTCAAACCACCAATATACATGAAATCTTCAGCAACTAAATTTTGTTTTTTATTAGTTATTTTAATAAAATATTTATGATTTTCTCTAACGATACCATAAACTTTACCATCTGGACCCATTTTAGTTAGTTCAACAACTGATGTTTTTGTGTTTTCATGAATAGGACTTACTCCCATCAATGAACGCATTCTGCTAACTTGGTCATTACCTTTTAAACCAACTGGTTTAATATTATTATTATTATTTTTCATTTAACTATTAATTTATTTATCCGTTTATCACCGTAGGTGTATTTACTTTTTTATATCCCAATACATATACATTAGCTGTACTAGAAATAGATTGTACAAGAATCTTAATAGTGTGACCAGCAGCCATAGCTACAGTCGTACCATTAATTATTGGACTTGCAAGTGCCCCAGCATATACCTCTGTATATGTGTAGCCACTCAAGTCTGCTAACGCAGACGCATGAATAACATTATTCATTATATTCATATTGTATCTTTTATTATATAAATATAGTAAAAATTACAAAAAAACTTGTTTTTATATGATTTTAGAAACATAATTTAACCTTTGTAGGTTTAATTACCAATTTTATTTCTACTAAATCATCTTTTGCATAATCCAATGGGCCAAAATCAAATAGTTCAACTAACCCTTTTATTTTCCATTTTTCAATAACAACCCCACATGGGTCTAATAATTCTAAATCATATTTAATCTTATTTTTAGCCGAAGTTAACCCAGCTATCCTAGCGGCAGTCATTAAAACTTTAGCTGTTGAATTGGCTAAAATTGGGTCACGTAAATAAATTTCAATATTAGACCAACCACCCTTAATACCCCAACTATTAGCATTATTAATTTCTTTAGTTGATTCAGTAGCTTCCCATTTAGGTCTAGACGTTTTAGAAAGTACCCAACTAGGTATATCTTTATAATCACCTTTAAATCTAATTAACCATCTATTGGTTAATTTCACCTCGTAAGGTACTGGCATTTTTAATAGTAATTCGCTCATAAAACATTTATTTAATAATAAATATGCTATGAGCGAATTTTTTATTAATAAACTAAAATAACACTAGATGGTTTTATAATCAACTTAATTTCACTTAATTTTGGTTTAGCGAAATCCAATTTACCAAAATCAGCTTCAATAATTCCACCCTTAATATCCCACTCTTCAATAGCAACCCCAGTTGGGTCAAGCATTTGTAATTTATAATGAATAATCGGTATTTTAGAGATTCGGTTATTCAATTGCCAACTAGCTCTAAACCCTTCAACTATAGCATTAGTTGTTGATTGACAAATTGAATCATAAAATACTATTTTTATATTAGACCATGAACCATTTATTAATTTTGGTCGGTGAGTTTTTTTAACTGCCCATGGTGGTATATTTTCAAAATTTCCTTCAAAGTTTAAAACCCATCTATTATTTCGTTTAGGTTCAAAACGAGTAACTGGTATCCCATTATTAGTTATATTGGTTATGGCTTTATACTTACCAGATAATGTATATATTTCCTCAGTTTCAGTTGTTATAACATCCTTACCATCATTTATTTCTGAATTTTTCATAAAACTTTATTTAATAATAAATATAGAATAAGTGATTTTTTAATTTGATAAGGGTGCTTTAATTGGTGGGTGTGATTTATAATTTTCTAATATAAAATCACTAACTTCATAAAAAGCTTCGTCACCTTCTTCAGGTAATAATTTAGGCTTAATCATACCATTATCGGTATAAGCCTTTATTTTTAATGTCGGCAATTCAAATGGCACCCTATCATGTAAAGGTAAGTCTATTTCAGCCAATCTCTTTTTAGCCGCTCTTTCAATATCTCTTTCTGTAGCCGCCCTTTCATACTCTTGCTTTGCTATAGCATCTTGCTTCAATTTTTTGGCGATAATAAATGTTTCAAATGATTCTTCATCAAATTCTCTAAGTAACGCATTTAACTGTTTATCACTTATTTCAGAACCCATTTGTTGTGTAGCTTGTTTAATATGATTTAAATATAAATGTGTATCACCAAGATTACCAATTAACTCATCAGGAACCATATTAACTTCTTTTGCAATTATTTCTAATAATAACCCATAAGAAGCTATGTTGAATGGTAAACCTAAAAATGTGTCTACTGAACGTTGATTCCACATTAGTGAGATTGCTCTGGCTGGGATGTTAAATGCTTTACAGTCTTGAAGTGTTTCTCTTTCAAATTCCTTGTCGCTAAAACAATCTTCTCTTTTATGATTTCCATCTATTTTTTTATATAGTAAATCATTTCTTTCATCTAAACTCAACTCTCTTGTATAAACTTGGAATGCATAATGACAAGGTGGAAGAACCATGTGTGGTATATATGTTGGATTCCACGCAGTAACCATTAAACGTCTTGAATCTGGATTAGTTTTAAGTTGTTCTATTAAGTTTTTAATTTGGTCAATACCACTAGTATCTTCATCCCAATCTCTCCATTGTTTGCCGTATATTGGGCCCATTTCTCCCCACTTATCTGAAAACTCATTATCGGTTTTAATATTGTAAATAAACCCTTCTTTATCAAATATATCACCACCATTCGCATAGTGTTCACTCATTTTATTCAAATAATTCTTGTAACAATCCCCATTCCAAATATTACATCCACGGTCTAGTAACCATTTGATGTTCGTTTCACCATTTAAAAACCATAATAATTCCGTTGCTATTGTTTTAAATGGCATTTTCTTGGTGGTTAATAAAGGAAACCCTTCTGACATATTATGTCTTATTTGTCTACCGAATACAGATTTGGTTCCCCCATTTCTAGTAACTTTCTCAGTCCCATTATCAATAATATCTTGAAGTAAGATTATATATTGTTCGTCTAGTTTATTCATATTTTAAGTTTGCTTCGTATACATCTTTAATTGCCTTAACCCCATTTTCATTTAATTTTGCTGAACCAATCCCAGCAAAGTTTTCTTTTAGTTTTGGGATTCCACCCAATTCAGAAAATTTATCTATATTATAATCATACCAATACCATTTACAAAGTTCTTGGTCATAAAAATAAATAAGTTTTTTATTATCTATACCCATTTGAACTGACCACCCAGTACCACCTTTAACTCGAACATGAGAATCATCTTCAAATGCACTTACAGCCATAATTGCGTCAGCGTTTTTAACTTGAAACCAGTTTCTTGACACCAAATTTCTTACATAAAAAGATTCTTTTATAGTGAAATTACGTTGTAATGTTTTTTCAGCAATCATCACATGTTCCCACCCTTCTTTTAATTCGGCTGTACTTAATTTTTTTTGGTTATAAGAATATTGAATATGGTTATGAAATGAATATGAAATACTTTCCACTCCATATTTCAACCCTTCGGTTTCCCAAGTCATATCGGCACCAATGCAACCTCCACTATGATTAATGTAATTATTCTTCTTCATCATTAGTTGGGAAATCAATAGAGATACCCCAATATTTTGTATCATTAACCAACTTATTCGCAAATTTTGTCATAATCGCTTTTGTTGGGACATACCCATAACTTGTTAAATCGGTTGGTTCTTCTATGGTGATTGTCCATGGAACCGTAATTGGTCCTGTTGGTAATGGTTCTAATCTAACTCGTTTTCCTGTATTTAAACAGTTATATTTAGCCGTTTCAACCAACGCACCAGTTTTAATATCAATCAACCTTTCCAATTTTTGTGGGGTTGGTAAATAATCTACTGGTGTACAAACACTACAAAATCTATCGCTATACCAATCCAATGGGATTCGTTCATCAGCCATAATTGCCGTTCTACCACCTAATATAATAACATTCAAGGGAAAGTCAATAATTTCTCTTTTTAATAACTCTTCTAAATTTTCGTGATTAAAATTGATTATCTTGTAATAATTATCAGTGCCTACTTCGACCATTGAAAAACAATTGCCGTTTTCCATAGGGAATTTATCACTAAAATAAGCAACTAACGTAACTGTTCCAACTCTATCACACTTAATTTCTTTGCAATCTTCTAATTTATCCATTTCTTAATTTTTTATTTTCCTCAATAAATGATTTTGCATCAGCAAATTCGTCACTAATAAAACAATCTTCTAAATGAGTATATATTTCTCTCATTAATTCATGGTCTTTAATACCTAAATCATTATTTTCACATGATTTAACTAATAACGTTACACCACCAATAAGAGTATGAACCATTTGCCTAACATTTAATTCTTTTTGACTCTTTGGGGTTAATACATTAACAATGGATTTACCAGTTTCATCAGTTATAACTT